GATGAGAATGAGCCACCTGAAGGTCAGACTGAGCCAGTAACAACTAAAGGCTTGAAGTCACAATGGATTGCTCAGAACAAAGCAAATGCCAACTCACAACTGCCAAGCACTGATTGGATGGTCATTCGCAAAGCCGAACGCAATGTAGATATTCCCGCTGACGTGGTAACCGCACGAGCCGCCATTATTGCTGACTGTACATCTAAAGAAGCGGCTATAACTGCTGTTACGACCATGGAAGCCTTTATCGCTGTTGTTGCGCCGATGACGACTCGTGAGCCGTGATGGAAACAATAGAAACAAAGTTAGCAGTGCACGAAGCCGTTTGTACCGAGCGTTACCGCTCAATACAAGACGCGCTAGACCGTGGTAAAGACCGCATGAAAACGATAGAGTATCTACTTTACATCGTTATTGCGGCGGTTTTATTCGGTCCAGGAGTTGCTGGAGAGTTTGTTAAAAAGATTTTAGGTCTTTAACATGTGGGATTGGGTAGAAGCGATCATTGCGTTTTTATGCGTAGCTTGCTTTGTTTTGGCGGGCACGTTCCTTATTATGTGGGGCAATAGATGTTAAATGCGCTGGTTCATACTATTACTGCTACTGTTAGGGCTAGTTGGAGCCGTGGCCAAGAACGGCTGTCACGTCCGCGAGTTCTACGGGATCGGTTACACCCAGCACGACCCGACGATGCGCCACAAAGAGATGATGGCGTGGTTGGATCAAAACACCCAGCACTGCAAGGCTTCAGATTACGTGGTCATCTGGAACAACCTGTCCGAGTGGGCTGGCACAGCAGATTCCACTTGGCTTAGGGCTAAAGTCATACATGGGTACACCGATGCACTTGAGCGTGAAAAGAAATGATTCCGCCAATACACAAATGGTACCCGATGGTGCAGCCGGAAGGCTACCCAAACAAGACCGACGCGCTTGAGCGTAGGGCTGAACGCCTTGCAGAAGAATATAAACAAGCGCTGAAGATGAAAAAAGTGAAGGATAAAATTGACGATCTTGAGTTTGAGTTGTACGTGAAGAAAGCAGAACGAAACCAACTCAGCTTAGAGATTTTCACCAACCGTAAACTAGACATGTACGTATAGGATGAACGATGGAAAATACGAAAGAAAGACTGACGTTCTGGGTCACATTCATGGTGAGCACCACCCTGTGTATCTCCGTATTGGCCATGGTAATCAGCTTTATGTTGGGGCTATGGGCAAAGGAAGTGGACAACGCCGAAATCTTCAAAATGATTTCACCAGCATTCAGCACCCTAATTGGCGGCATGATTGGGTTCCTGAGTGGTATCAAGTTGAACCAAGACGACGATAAAAAGTCAACCCCCTCCTGCAAGAAAGACTGATATGGCGCAATTTGAACCGGCTTTTGAGCAGATGATCAAAGACGAGGGCGGTTATGTCCTTCACGAAATTCCTGGTGACACGGGCGGCATGACTTATGCTGGTATTGCTCGTAACAAAAACCCTCATTGGAACGGCTGGGCGCTAGTAGACAAGAAAGAATTTGGCGGCTCTCTGACACCTATGGTACGTGAGTTCTACCGCGCTGAGTTCTGGGACAAAATGCGTGGCAACGAGATCACTAATCAAGAAGTAGCAAATACTATTTTTAATTTCGGCGTAAATGCCGGAATGGGTATGGCGGTCAAACTGGCTCAGTTGATCGTTGGAGCTACCCCTGATGGTGGGATCGGGGCTAAAACCATAGAGAAACTCAATCTCGTCACAGACGGACAGCGCTTCAAAGAATCTTACGCACTGGCTAAAATCGCCCGTTATGTTGAGATATGCAACAAAAACCCCGTGCAGGTCAAATTCCTCAAGGGTTGGATTAACCGCACATTGAAAGGTTTAGCATGAGCTTGCTTGGAGTTGGGTCGATTATTGAAGCGGTAGGTAAAGTTGCTGGTGACTTAATCACCACCGACAAAGAGCGTATGGAGATGGAGATCGAGCAGCGTAAGCTAGACCTTGAAGAGAAGAAGTTAGACATGGCTGGCGACATGGCGCAGATTGAGGTGAACAAGGAAGAAGCTAAGAGTTCTAGTTTCTTTGTGTCTGGCTGGCGTCCGTTCATCGGCTGGGGGTGCGGCATTGCATTCATTTACTCTGCGTTGATTGAGCCTATTTGCCGTTTCGTTGCGACCACAGTTTTCATGTACAACGGCAGTTTCCCGACCATTGATTCTGACTTAACTATGCAAGTGATGCTGGGTATGCTCGGTCTCGGCGCGATGCGTTCTTACGAGAAGAAATCCGGCGTCGCGAGTAAGTGAGACATTTAGTTTGCCTTGAAACTTGTTTCAAGGTTATAATTCATCAAAACGGCGCATGCTGAATCAGCTGCTAATACCCATGGAGTATTTATGAGCTATAGCATGACGTACGACAGCTTGCTGGTGGACGTGCGTCGCTACCTTGAACGTGGCTTCACGCAAGAGAGCGACCAAATTGTTTACGACCAGCTACCTCGCCTAATCACATTAGGTGAGCGCCGTATCGCCCGCGAACTTAAAATTCAGGGGTTTATCCGCGCCGTGTCAACTCCTCTGTCAATCGGCGTTGCGGTTTATTTGAAACCAGACCGCTGGCGCGACACAATTAGCATGACGGTCAACGGCTCACCTATCTTTGCCCGCTCATACGAGTATTGCCGCAACTACTGGCCTAACGAAGCTCAGACCGCTGCCCCGCAGTTCTACGCTGACTACGATTACCAGCATTGGTTGATAACCCCGTCGCCTTCCGCAGTGCAGACCCTTGAGATTCTGTACTACGAACAACCTGCCCTTCTGGGTGATGATTTACAAACCAACTGGCTTACTGAATACGCGCCGGACGTGCTGCTTTACGCAACGCTGCTAGAAGCCACCCCGTTCCTTAAAAAAGACGAGCGTATTCAGACTTGGCAAGCCATGTATGACCGTGCAGCGCAGGCGCTTAATGGTGAAGACTTGAAGCGTATCATGGATCGCACAGCAACTAGGAGTGAAGCGTAATGCCTATCTATACCGATGTCTTTGGTGGAGCGAACATCTACCCGAGCGAAATCAGCTACAGCGCTATTACGCTCACGACTACCGACGTAACGCTGAGTTGGCCAGAGGAAACCTCTACCAATGTCAACCTCGCGACCCGCATTATTGATGTGACCGCTACCAACGCAGGTCGGTCAATATTCCTGCCAGACGCTCAGAAAAGCGGCGTAGGTAACACTATCCTGTTTAACAATCAGGGTGCGCAAACTTTCCTTGTTAAAAACGCGGGCGGTACGCAAGTCGCCTCTATTGCTGCGGGGACGGTTTATCAAATTTATTTAACTAGCAATACCACAACAAACGGCTTGTGGGAGTCATTGCAGTTTGGCGCTACGGTGTCTGAGGCTAATGCTTCTGCGCTCGCTGGTACCGGTATCGTAGCTGTGGGTACGCTGTTGTCTCAGTCTGTTCCGATTACTCAATTCAACACAAATTACATAGCCGGTGATTCAGACCGCGCAAAAATGTATTTGTGGACAGGCTCAGGGTCAGGTACTTTGACACTGCCCAGCGCCGCTACCGTGGGTAACAACTGGTTCATGTACTTACGCAACTCAGGCGGTGGCCAAGTTGTGCTCACACCTTCGGGTGTCAACACAATTGACGGATTGGCGACAAAAGCCTATCAGCCAACTGAGTCGTCTGTCATTATTTCTGACGGCACAAACTTCTACACGCTAGGGTTTGGTCAGGCTTCTGTCTTTGTGTTTGATTACACAGTGATCAGCATTGCTGGTACGGGAACATACACGCTGACCGGTTCAGAGTTAAACCGCATCGTTTATAAATTTACAGGCGCTTTAACGGGTAACCGTACCGTGATTGTGCCCGCAACTGTTCAGCAGTATTGGATTGACAATTCTACTACAGGTTCATACACGCTGACTGTTAGAACGTCCGCTGGGACGGGTCTTTCGGTTGGCCAAGGTACAAGGGGTATTTATTACTGCAACGGTACTGATGTTGTTGATGCAGACACCACTACGGCGAGCTACCCAATCACGGTTGCACAAGGCGGTACAGGGGCTACTACAGCCGGTGGTGCGCTGATCAACCTCGGTGGGACTTCGGTGGGTATTCCTATTTTTACTGCGGTTGACCAGCAGGCAGCTTGGACCGCTTTAGGTGTTGCCCCTGCCGGTGTCGTAAATGGCGGGACTTACTGATGCCTGAATCCACGATAGTCCTCAAGTCTCTTGCTGGTATAAAGCGAGATGGTACAAAGTACGATGGTGACTTTTACGTTGACGGGCAATGGGTCAGGTTTCAGCGTGGGCTTCCGAGGAAGATCGCTGGGTATCGGTCAATCAACAAATACTTGACACAAATTTCTCGCGGTTTTAACAGTTTTACTCAACAGGGTTTGCAGTATTGCCATTCAGCAGGGTCATCAACTGTTGAGCGTTTCACGATTGATTCAACCAAAAATAGTTCAGTAATTAGCGATAGAACTCCCGTGGGTGTTGCTGCGACCGGAAGAGTCACTTTGACCGGCGGTGGGGCGGGTTCTGTCAACAGCATCACGGTCAATGGTGTAACTATCACATCAGGCTCTGTTTCGTTTACTACTGACTTAGCTACAACTGCAACTGCGGTTGCGGCCAACATTACCGCTTACGCTTCTACACCAAATTACTCGGCAGTGGCTGTCGGTGCGATCATCACGATCACCGCCTCAACTGTCGGGCAGGCTACTAACGGATTCGTTGTCGTTGCTAATACGACAGTTATCACGACCACAGTTGCTAATATGTCTGGTGGTCGGGACGCTTTAGTTACTTCAGTTTACAACCAGTGGATGTTCCAGACAGCGTACGACGCTTCTACCACGAACAACTCTATCATTGCGCACGTAGCTCCTAATTTACAATGTGTTTGTAATGACACCGGCGGTCAGATCTTTTACGGTGATGTTCTAGGAACCGCGCCGTTAGTAGAGATCCCTTTACCTGCTGGGGCTAACACTACCGGTGGTATCGTGATGCTATTCCCTTACCTGTTTTATTACGGTACGGCTGGGATTGTAGGCTGGTCTGTTGCTGGTGACTTCACTGATTTGAGCGGTATGGGTTCAGGAATAGCGCGTGTCTGGGGTCAGAAGATTATCAAAGGTATGCCGTTACGCGCCGGTTCAGGCTCAGCGCCAGCAGGATTGTTCTGGGCTTACGACGCCGTTATTCGTGTCAACTTCACGGGCGGCGCGACCGTATTTCAGTTTGACACAATCGCAACCGACACTTCCATCATGTCACCCGACTGCGTGGTTGACTACGACGGCGTGTTTTTCTGGTGCGGTGTTGATCGTTTCTTGATGTTCAATGGTGTGGTGCGCGAAGTCCCTAACCAGATGAACCTGAACTACTTCTTTGACAACATCAACCCGAGCCACCGCGCTAAAGTGTTCGCGTTCAAAGTGCCTCATTTCGGTGAGATTTGGTGGTGTTATCCCAAGGGTGACGCGACTGAATGCACCCACGCAATTATTTACAACGTGCGTGAGAACTCTTGGTATGATACAACGCTGCCCGCTTCGGGGCGGGCTTCGGGCGGTTACAACAACGGCTTCGCCGCGCCTTTACTGACAGATTGTATTCCTACCGCGAGCGGTTATCGCGTTTGGATCCATGAGCAAGGTGTTGATGAGATTGAAGGTCAGTCAGCTTCGCCAATACAATCTTACTTTGAGACTGCGGACTTGTCATCATTACCGCAGGGTAAGAACGAGTATTTGCGGATCACAGAGATTGAGCCTGACTTCATACAGAACGGTCCGATGACCGTGCAAGTTACCGGTCGTGCTAACGCCAGAGCGCCTGAAGTCTTCAGTAGCGTGTTCTCATTCCCTGAGACAGCCTCCGAACCTTATCAGCAGATCGTGATGCTCAAAGAACAGCGCCGTGAGTTGCGTGTGCGTTTTGAATCTAATGCGGTAGGCGGTGATTACCAGATGGGTCAGATCATCGGACACATTGACACTGGCGACAGGACGGTGCTCGGATGACCACGATTACGCGCCCCTCTTACATGTCGCTACATGACTGGGCTGATCAGATCGCGCTCGATCTGGACAGCTACGGGGCGCTCAGTCGGTTGGACGGTGATGACTGGCAGAACTGGGCTATGCAGTTTTTAAATAATACGTCGCTAGGTAGGAACTTCCCCCTGCCCTACGACTTTGATGATTGGCGTGACTGGGCTGAGCGATTTGCGCAGTCGCTGTCTTAATTGGAGTGACAAATGGATAAGCAACAGATTCTTGAAATAGCAAAGAGCGACCCAAGGTTCTCAAAGGCGGTTTTAACGCTTGAGAATCAAATCGGTGATATGCCGATCACGGGCGAGGGCTTAGATGAACTTGTGCAGATGCTCGAGTTTGCGCTCAACAACCCTGATCAGTATGCCGAAATCGTTGCCTCTGCCGTTAAAGATGACATGGTTGAAGAGGGTGACCTGCCTGCGCAGTTTGACCCCGTAGCAATCATCTCCCTGCTCGTTCTTTTATACGGCATGCAAGAGCGTGCAAAACAGCAGCAAGGGTTCGCTAAAGGCGGTCTGGCTTCTATGGGTCGCCACGGCGACACGATGCTTGCGCATATCAATCCGCGTGAAGCCGCTATGCTCAAGCGTATGGGCGGCTCTGGTACGATTAACCCGCGCACAGGTTATCCTGAATACTTCAATTTGAAAAAGTTTTTAGCGGTAGCTATCCCTATCGCATTGAACTTTATTGCTCCTGGTGCTGGTGCTGCGATCGGCGCTTCTATGGGCTTCACAGGCACAGCAGCAGCTATGGCGGGTAGCGCGGTTATTGGCGGCGGCACGGCTGCTCTGACAGGCGGTGACCCGCTTAAAGGTGCGCTGCTCGGCGGTCTAGGTGGTGGTCTAGGCGAATACGTGGGCGGGGCGGCTAATACCGGTTTAGGCTTAGACTTAGGCGCTGCCGGTCAGAATGTTCTCGGCAACGCTCTCGTTGGTGGCGGTATGGGAATGGCCACCGGCCAAGGTTTCTTGAAAGGCGCGGCTACGGGCGCGTTAGGCACTTATGCGGGTCAACAGCTCGGTGACCTGACCGGTAGCGCCGCCGTAGGCGCGGGTGGTAAGCAGTTCGGTAACATGATTGCTGCCGGTTATGATCCTAAATCTGCCGTCATCGGCGGTGGCTTAGCGGGTCTAGCGACCAGTATGTCAAAACCTGTTGAATCTAGCAGACTGGGTCTTAAGCCATCAGACGCCGTGCTAGAAGGTTTGAAAATGCCTAAAGGCGGCGACTATTCTTACAGCGGCGTGCCTGAAGCGGGTTACGGTACTACAAAC